GTAATCAAAGCTTCCCCATTTGCATCCTTCTTCTGGTAGGAAGAGTCCTCGAATAAGTTTCTTAATTTCTGGATGTCTAGCTGGGACCTGCTGCAAATTTGGATGGCTGGAGGAAAATCTACCCGACACAGTCCCACCTTCGTCTGAGCGCAACTGGTTAAACTCACAGTGGATGCGATCATCGTACTGATGATGAAGGATCGTATCCACAAAGGTGGTGTTCGCCTTGTTGTACTCCCGTATCTCCAGAATCTTCTTGGCAACCGGATGGCTATGGTCTTGTAAGAAGTTTTTAGTGAAACTAGGTGCTTGGGACTTGGCTGTTCTTTCATAGGTTAGACCTAACTTGTCGAACACAGAAGCCATACTGGTCGCGGTCCACGGCTCAAGGTCCACTCCTGTTTCCTCTTTAACCTCTACAAGAAGCTTCCTCTCCTTGCCTTCCAGTATCTTTTTTGTCTTCTGTGCTTTCTCCAGGTCCACTCTAACCCCTCTTCTTCGCATCTCAAAGACAAGGGGAAGCAAAGACAACTCAAGATCCAGGATAGGCAAGCAATTGTCTTTCTCTATTTCTTTGTATAGCACATGCCATAGTTCCAAAGTCAATCTGGCATCTGTCTCCGCATACAAAGCAACTCTCGATGCCGGAAGCTTCCACATTTCCGCTTTGGCATCTACCCCGTGTTGGGCTGCTGCACGTTTTAATTCCTCCTCCGCTTTTCGTTCTCCAAGGTATGAGGCTCCTAGCGCATTAAGGGAGTAACTGAAACGATTTTCGTCCAGTAAGGGAGCGGCCACCATGGTATCGAGTATCGGACCTTTAACCTTTATACCTTCACTCAACAACCACCCCAGATCGTACTGTGCATTATGGAATACCACTGACATGCCATAATCCAACTGATCTTGCAGCCAACGGCACACCAGGTTTTTGGACATGTTCCCCGGACCCCAGTGAGCAATCGGAAGATAAGCGTTCCACCCCTCCGTAGCGACTGCGATCCCAACCAACTTACCATCTTTACGCGGCCAGCCCGGTCCCAAATCCTTGAGGTTTGGGTCCTTGGTTTCTACGTCGATTGCGATAATTTTCTCGCCAGACAGGTCAGGAAGGTTCTCGGGAGGGGTCCATATTGATTCCTCAAATAGATCCTCGCGCACTAGTCTAGTCTCTCTTTCGCAGTAAGAGCCGCCCATAGTGCGGTGTATGCTGTCGCATCTTCACCATCATCCTTATTGTATTCTCCGCAATCATCCCGTGCTGCTTTTACAAGAGTCATGCAGAAGGCAACCTGTGAACTTTTAACAGGAACCCCCAAGTAAGCACTCCACAACTTCGCAATTCGACTGTGGAGTTCTGTATAATCCCCATGCTGAACGGCCCGTGATCCACTGACCAGCCGAAACGCCTCAATCAAGACTCTCTCTGGATGGGGGTGGTCTGGCAATTCTTTATCTAAATCGAGTAGAATCTTTTGGACTCCACCAGGGGTTCCATCAGATGAAGATTCTGTTTTGTTCTTGTTACCCCCACGTAGAACACTCGATGCTCTGTATTGGGGCGACGATGATATTCCTTGGACGCTGCAAAACTCAGATCTGGAATCACTAGTACGTTGTTGCATTCTCCCCCCTTCATGGAATGAATTGTACTTACTTTGATACGAGGATTCTTAACATTATCCCCGCGTTTAAGAGCATTTAGAATATAGTGCTTACTATCGGTATCCACTTTCGTTAATTGCTCGTGCCATCGTCCAGATGGGGCAAGTAAACCCAACGTAGTTCTTGCATCTTCCATCTTAGTCAGACAATCCGGGAGTAAACCTAAAAGGTTTTTAGATCGTGGTCCAAAGGAATGTCTAAACCCTTTCTTACTCTCCATAAAGCTGTAAATATTTCTAATTTGTTCTGGTAATAACAAGGAACCTTTGCACCAAGACTCCCAATCCAGGATGGCTGTATACATTTTCAATGGAATACTAGGGGCGCCAAAACGACTGAATACCCAACCTTGCTCACGAAGCATGTTCGCATAGATATTGGCGATCCGGTTGGTTCTCGCCATAATGCACCACTCCCCACTCTCAAGGGGAACTTCTTCCAGGTTTCGATGGTACGTAACAGATCCTGTTTCTCTTGTGGGGTACCAAATCTTTGGTTCCCTTCCCTCAATGCGACGTACTATATTTTGTGCTACTTCGTATACTTTTTGAGGAAGCCTGTACGACTGCGTTAAAACTTTTGTTTGGGAAGCGCAATTCTGAAAAGCTCTTACGTCTGCCCCTTGGAATCCCATGATGGCTTGGTCATCATCACCTGTAAAGATCTGGATACGAGGGGTCTGACGAAGAACAGAAATCATTTCCCATTGTAACGTGGATAGATCTTGTGCCTCGTCCACGAACAGCGCATCAATGTCTGGGGGGTCATTCTTCCTGACGAACAGCTCAATCATATCCGTAAAGTCAACTTTGCCTTTGGCCTTTTTAAAGTTAGTGTACGATCCCACAAGACGCTTTAGTTCGTTCCACCACAAATCGTAATTGGAAGTGGATCTAAAGACTTCCTCAAGATCCATCTTTTTACTACGAGAAAGCTGGTACATTGAGAGATACTGATCACCCTGGGATACTCCTAGCGTATCAAAATCTGTTTCTACGTCCTTCTTGGCGTAGGCAGAAAAAGAGAGTCCCACTGCGCCCCCAATTTCTTTTAAATCTTGTGGTGATATCAGGTCTGACCGTTTAAAGCCGCCGGCATGGAAGGCCATCGAATGAAGGGTTTGAAAATAGGGTAACATGTCCTCTGTTACGCCCAAGTCCTTACAAACCCGTTCCCGGCTCTCGGATGCTGCTTTTCTGGTAAAGGAGACACAGGCAATTCTCTCAGGAGGGATCCCCTCCTCTAAAGCACCGCGTACCAGCTTTGAAATATTTTGAGTCTTGCCTGTGCCCGGTGGACCATAATATAATAATTCGTGTGTCATGTAACCCCTCTCTAAAACGGAATTTCCTCATCCTCATAAGTTATTTCCTGAAGTTCAATTTCCCCTTTTACAACTTCAGGTACAAACCACACACGGACTTCGCGCCAAATATCCTTATCGTCCTTAAAACGATATCTCTTGTTCCCCGTACCACCACTATTCATCTCCTTAACACGTTCCGTAATCTGTCCTCTGGTGTAGTGGACGAAACCACTCCGCTTTAAAAACTCCTGTAGCGCACTTAGTTTGAAATAGGTGTACCCTTCCTCTGTCCAAGGCTTGCCCGTAAGCAACTCTTCTGGAGCGTGAGCTCTGATACGGCTGGTACAAAACATTTCCATAAGCTCAATAAACTGACCCTTGTGTGTTAATTCTTCTGGCACTGGGATACGTGTCGCTGTATCCAACAAGTTGTCTACCAGGTCCCGCCAATCAGCTTCCTTCATCTTGGTCGGCATACGGTACATCTGTTCCATGCAAGCCCGTTGGAACTCCAGTTGCATCTGTAGCTGCTTTGTCGAAAGTTCCAACCTGGAACCATCCACGTCTACAAACCAGACCGGCGGTTCTGATTCCACTACGGTTAATCCGCCAAGCAAAGGAGTCGCCCCGTTGCTGTTGCCCACTCCGTGCTTTCTCGTTCTGCACAAAGCCCGATTACAGTGACCATGCAAAGGTTCCATTTTGCACGTATAGTAGTAGTCCTTCTTGTCCAATTGGTTCTGGATCGTCACGATTTCTCGTGCGGCCACAGGGGGATTACAATACTTCTGGTTATGTTCTTCGAGCAAAGTTTTCCAATCATTAGGACTCGCCAGCCTGTAGTAGACACCAAGGTTAAGTAGCGTATTGTTACGTCCCCCTTCCGGTATCCCCGACACTGTTAATTGTTGTAAGCATGGCGGTCCATGTGGCAGCACAATCTCTTCCGTTCCTATGCTGCATTCCGCTAATTCCTTCGCACTTTGTCTAAGCGACTCCGCACGATCCAGGAAGTCCTCCAAGCTGAGTGACTCCCCATCTGGCGCGAGAGCATACCGCGTTGAGTACTTGCTGTTATGGTAGGGAAGATTAATGAAATTCCCGACATCTCCGCGCTCCACGATAACTTCTTCCTGCTTGGGGAAAATCTCGCAGTTGCCAAAGCCCAGTGCTGATGCAAACTCCGCGAGTTTGTCCCGCATGTCTGCTGCGGAAATAAATTCGGTAAGGAATAAGAATAAATGTGCTCCCCCCGATTTACTACGACAAGTAATCAAGGGAAGCTTCATCCTCTCTACCTTCTTGTAGAGAGCAATAAGATCCAGATTGTAATCGTCAATGTCCAAAGCACCAAAGCGGCACTTGTTCTGTTCGTTAATGGGGATGGAACCAACACCGCGCTTACCGTCAAAGTGATCCTGGATCAGGTCAAACGTCAGTGGTTCACGGATAATCTCATACTTGGCTTGGGTTTTACCATGCCTGTGACGATTAAGAACTTGAGATTGACCGTGAGCTCCGTTGCAACCTAAAAATAGTTCTAGAAACCTCTGCGTACTCATCAGAAAAAAATGCCCACCTGATCTTTCCTAAATGGGTCAGGTGGGCTCCCCCCTCAGAAGGGTAAGTCGTCTGAAGAAGTCTCACTCGCAGATTCCGCAGCAGGAGATGCTGTTTCCACATCCCCCTTTATAATTCCTGCATAGAACTCTTTTGCTTGGTTGAAGTGGTCCATCGACTCTATCCGCTTTTCCAAAGCAACGGACCAAGTGGTCCAAGATCCTTTTTTATTAGTTTCTGAAGTCGTCTTAAGGCGGTAAATGTTGGCAAACATAGGCAACGGACGCCCGTTATGGGTCTGTAGCTGCATTATAGTGTTCCATTGCCGACTTCTCTTGAGTTTGGTCCTCGTCATTCTGATCAAGGCACGTTGGAGAGTACCGTCGCCAGTAAAGAATAAAACATAATGGTTTGCTGTTTTCTCACAAATGTTGCCGTTGGGGAGAATATCCTCATAACTGTCCTCCTTTCGCGTTGTCGTAGCATATGTTTCTTGGGAAACTTCACCCACAGGATAACCGCCCCGTTCTGGTAGCCACTCTGTATAACCCAATCGGTAGTAGACAGGAATTACCAAAATTCCTTCGGTACCACTCCATATTACTTTTGTTACGTCGTTGAAGATCTGTCCAACTTTTAAATCTTCCATGTATTTGGAATGGCTAGGCTTCATTTCGTCCGTGGTTGAATCGGCAAGTTTAAGAGTTGGTATTGACATGTCCTCATGGGTGATATCTTCCATGCCCATCCCAGCAGCAGCCGTAAATGCATCTTCAAGGACAGTGAGAGCCTTCCCGTTCGTCTTTTTTGCTACTGCTGCTTTCTTAGTTACTTTTTTCCGTGGTTGCATACTCATGATCCTTTCAACTTTGCTCTTGTTCCAACAAAGGCATTAAACAATTCCAGATTAATTTCTTGGCCCTCAACATAACGATCTTTAACCAACTTCCTTAGTGTTGCCGGTTCAACCCTTTCCCCTAGTTCAGGGTAAAGGCCGGCATCTTCCAAATCAGCTTTAATCGACTTGGCTTGGTTGTCTTGGTTAATGCCAAACTTCACAGACAGGGTGTTCTTAATCCAATCTTCACACCCGATGTCCCGTAAATGGTCCATCGCTAATTTCTTTTGGTAAGGGTCCTTTGGCATTGTGGCTTGGACAAAAGTTGTCAAACTAACGGAAGATCCGTTAACTTCACATTTGTCCAGTCCCACCTCTCCCATTTTATCTGGAATTAATTCATTGAGATATCGGTTACGTTGCTTTTGCAGAAACGCAACTTCGTCTTGAGCGATTGTTAGACGTTTATCAAAGTCGTTGCATGACTTGATCAACTCCGACAATTCCTTGCCAGCTTCAGTTGTCAGTCCCGAAAACTGAGATGCATCCGCTGTTATCGTTTCAAAAATATCTTCTTTACTCATCTACGTACTCCCTCGTCAGGTTGTTCAGTTCTTCAATGCCACCGCGAAGACGGATGCGAACTGGGTAGTATGCCTTTTCAAGCTTATCCCACTTCAACATGTTAACCCGTCCTGCATTAACACCAGCGGCAATTGCAAATGCAATGCCGATTATGGCCGGATCACCCATAGCCAACAGCCAATCGTCGTCATCGAACCTCTTTAGCTTCCGCTTTATATGCGCGACGAAGCGTCCGGGATTCATAGTAATCTGATCAAAAGGGGTTGCCAGGGGCGTGACTTCACCCC